CCGTAGCTGGAAGCGGTTTAATGATACCGCTGTTCCCACTGGCGCGTTTACCGAGGATGGACAGAACGGTGAGTTGCTGTATCAGCTTGCAACCGCCTTTGTCGGCTTTGAAGCTGCTGTCGCACTTAAGGACTTCGTTGAGAAGTATGAGTGGCAAGTGACGGTAGAGGATCTGCTTGACAACGGACAGATCGAGCGCACCGAGAAGTGGGGCATCAATGACCACGCCGCGATGATCGAGAAGCTGGACGCCTCCGGCATCCTGGCTGAAACGCTTAACGAGACGCAGGTTAGTAACCTTGCCACCTATTTCGTGTCGCTGCCCTCCGAGGTTGCCATGAAGTTGTGGACCGTCTTGGGAGACACCGACAACATTGATAATGTTGTTGCGCTCCACAAGGCAGAATCGGCCACTGGCCAGAAGGTTAGTGAACACCTTGTCGATATCCTGGGGGGCTCGCAGTAAAATGCGGCTCCTCAACGTAGGCGACCTATTGATCAGGGAGCGCGATGAGCGCCCCTGTATCGTCTTGGAGGTCCAAGAGAGTACGAAACCCCAATGGGGCACCCTGGACGCCAGCAGACGGCGATACAGGCTCTTTGAGAGCCATTCTGGAGTGTCCCGCTGGGTAGTCGATACCGAGGTTGCCGTCAAATACACCCTAACAACCGATTGACATTCACTTGACAACTTTTCCCTGGACAAACCTACGTACCCATGCTATATTGTATGTATAGAAAGGAAAGAACCTTATGAGCGACGACAAACCCACTCCCTTTGACTTGAACAAGCACACGGCGCGGCTGCTTATGCGCGAGCCGTTTTTCGCGGCGCTGTCTCGGCGGATCGACAAGACCCCGACGACTACGATCCCGACTGCGGGTGTTCGCATTAATCCCGACCGGGCACAGTTTGAAATGCTGTATAACCCTGACTTCATGGCGAGTTTGAGCGACAAGCACCGACTTGCGATCTTGAAGCACGAGTTTTACCATATCATCTTTGAGCATGTAACAGGGCGCAAGCCTTCCGAGGGCATTAGCCGCCTGGACAACATTGCGATGGATCTGGCAATCAATGGCTTGCCGGATATGAAGACTAACCTTCCCAACGATGCCGAACCAGGACCACCGACCGGATCGGCTGGCGAACCCATGAAGGCATGCATCCCCGGAGAAGGACCGTTCGCCCATTTGCCGTGTGAGAAGTCCTACGAGTGGTACAAGTCTGCGTTGGAAGATATGCAGAAAGAGAAGCCAGAAGGCGAACCCGGACAGCCAGGAGAAGGCGAGCCCGGTGAGCCCGGTGATGGTGATCCCTTCGGCGGCATGGACTCCCTGGACGAGCATGGCGAGTTTGGCGAGGGTCAAGGCACCGCAGACGAGATCGCCAAGGAACGGCTTAAAGAAGCCGTCAAGCAGGCAGCAGAAGAAGCGGAGAAGGCTAATAACTGGGGCACTGTTTCAGGTGACACGCGCCGAGACATTATGGATCGGATCGCTACCAAGGTTGACTGGCGCAAGGTGTTGCGTTATTTCGTGAAGACCACCCAACGCTCCGACAAGACCAGCACGCCGAGGAAGCTGAACCGCAGATTTCCACGCATCCACGCTGGAAAGCGTGTGCGTCGGCATGCCCGGATCGCTATCAGCGTTGATCAATCTGGATCGGTGGATGATAAGATGCTACAAGCGTTTTTCTCCGAGTTGAACAAGCTGGCCGAGATTGCCGAGTTTACTGTTATCCCATTCGATTCAGTGGTGGGCGAGGATAAGATTTATGTATGGAAGAAGGGAGCGACCCGTAAGACCGAGCGCGTTATGTGCGGCGGGACTTGCTTTAATGCTCCTACCAAGTACGTTAATGAACACGGATTCGATGGACATATTATCCTTACTGACCTGATGGCACCTAAGCCGATTAGAAGTAAGTGCCAGCGCATGTGGATGACGACCAAGGCATACGCCGCCCGTCCCTACTTTCAGACTAACGAGCGAATCATCGCAATCGACACTTGATAATAACTTGACATATTCGGGGTAGACAACCTGCCCCGAATATGGTATATTGCTATATACAAACAGGAGATCCCTAACATGGCTCGCACAACCTACGCCGACCGACTGAAAGCCCTTATCGCTAACCCCGCTGTTTCTGCGCGTGACTGCCAGTTTGCAGGCAGTTTGCTTGCCTACTACGTCAAGCGCAAGACCTTGACCGCTGGACGCGCCCGGATTGTGCGCGAGCTTGAGGAGCGGTACAGTGCCGAGGCAGTGGCCGAGCGTGCTGCCCGCACCGCGCCGCTAACTGCCCGATTGCAGACCCTCACTGCCCGTGTGACGGATGGGTCATGGGCTGGCGGGTTCGTGGAGTCACTCACCGAGCAAGTGGCGTCAGGACGCAACCTTAGCCCGCGTCAGATCGAGATCCTGGAGAAGATTGAAACCGAGCATAGCGACGAGGCTATTAATGCTGCCGTTACCTGGGATGCTAACTTCTCCGATGACATGCGCGAGCGGTTGACCATCGTGGCGCGTTATTATCGTCGTGAAGGCTACTTCACTAACCTTGTGGATCGGGCGCTGACCCCTGATGGCCAACCCACCGCATTTATTCCGACTGAAAAGCAGTATCGGAAGATCACCGAAAACAAGTATGCACAGAAAGTGCTGACCGCGCACTATGACGCGCCAAAGTACGCCGCTGGTTCGATGGTGCAACTGCGCCCGAGCGCAGGATACTTGTGCCACTCCAAGGCTGGCGACAAGCCCTGTGTCGTTATCTCGACCAGCGAGCCTATCGTGAGCGCCGCCAAGGGTGCAAAGATGTATCGCATCTTGCCCATCGGCTCCGCAACTATGATCACCATCGAGGAGCGTCACATTAAGAAGGCGCGAGGAGTATAAACATGAAGCGAATCCTAACTAACAGTAAAGTGATCGAGGCATGGCAGCACGGCCAACGCGCCTCCAACCACCGTGGCACTCTTCAATGTTACAGTGATGGCACACTGTATAGCTACGGGCTGCATATCGGCCAGCGCACACCGTCAGGAGTGTGCATTGTGGGCGATTACACGGCTCCTGGCGGGGGGTTCAAGTCGATTACTACCTCCTGCCATGTCGGACGTGCCAAGCGCGTTCCTGGGGTCACTGTGATGCATCCCCTTGTTTGGGTAGATTCCCCGTTGAGCAACGAGGAAATCCCATTTTAACCGAGAGAAAAGCCTATGGGCGATATCATTAACCTTGTAGAGATCCTGGAGGAACAGGAGAAACAGAAAAAGCTGCAAGAAGAGTACGAGAAAGAGGAGTTACGCGCACACCTGCGCTGGGTGCTTGACAAGATACATGAAAAGAACATCACCTACGACAAAGCAGACGAGTTTGAGGATGACACAAGTTTAAGTGGTGGATGGTTTAGCAAGCTATTCAGGCGCAAGAAAGACGACCCCGAGCCTTGACACACACTTAACAACCTAAACCTTGACAATCACCCTCTAACATGCTATATTGTATGCATACAACGGAGAAAACTATGACTACCTCGACTTGGCCAAACGACTGTTTGCCCCTTGAATCTTCCGCTCTCGCCTGTGAGGGCGTTATCACCGGAGTCGCCATCTTGTCGCAAGTGCTGGAAGTCCAGCGCATCGCGCCCGAAGACCCGCAAACCCCTGACGCAGTTAATCTGCTGCTTGAAGCGTATGCTATCGCATGCGCTAACGGTGGCGATATCGCGGAGGCTTAGATGACTATTAAAGCTGACCGTGTGGCCGCGCTCCCACTCGTGGAATCCATGACTATTAAAGTTGTGCGCGAAGACCGCAACCCCCGTGACCTGGAAGTCCGGGTTGGCGACCTGATTAGCGTTGTCGGCCACGACCCCACACGCCGAACGCGAGAGGGACTGATGGGACTTGTCACAGAAATCGGAGCCGGTGATACCTGTCCTGACTACGTGATTGCGGTATTCCCGCACCTGGGCGAGACAGTGGTGTACGCAGATGAATGGGAAGTGATTAATGCTTGAAGTCGGTACAATCGTATCAGTCATTTCGACCGACAAACCATTTAATGGGATCGTCGTGACGTATGGTTTTGATCGGGACGTTCATATCAACCCCAATCTGAAGACGCCGCCATATGGCGAGTGGGAGCAACTTGGAGTATCAATGGTGCTGATTACAAGTAGCGGAGAGTATCAAGGAAAAGTGTACCCGTTTCAGAAGCATCAACTGGAGATTATAAGTGAAGCAAGTTAAAGTCAACATCCCGCCCGCGCTGTTCACAGCACCGAGCGGTCAACGCTATGCGGTTGCAGGCTCACAGTGGATTCCTGTGCCCCTGGACACGACCCACGCGACCCTTGACCAGTTTGTGAGCTACTCGCCGCCAGAAGTCCAGCAGGACGACAATAATGGATCGTGGCAAGTGCAAGGATCCAAGGGCAACACTTATACTGTGCGCGTCCGTGATGGCCAGTGGTTCTGCTCCTGTCCTGGTTTCGGCTTTCGGCGCAAGTGCCGACACATCGAGGAGACAAGAAATGCAAGTCGGTGATTTGGTAAAACTAAAGCGCCCCACAACCAGAGATTTCACAAATGTCTTTCTTGTAACGGAGTGGCGCATCAACTGGATTAAAGTCTTGGGGCACACTGGATGGCAGCGCATAACAGAGTTTGAGGTTATAAATGCAAGTCGGTGATCTGGTAGTGTTTAGGGGTGACAGGGTGCCTGGAGTGATTGTAGCAGAAAGGCCCGACGAGGAACAGACCAAGGTGCCCCGAATAGGTGTATTGTGGATCGATTGTAATGATGTATCGTGGGAACCAGCCGAATACTTGAGAGTGATAAACGGGGCAGACAATGAAAATCGGTGACCTAATAACATTTAAGATTGACTATGATTCCGACTGCGTGACGGATGTGGGGATAGTCACAAAAATAGAGCCTGACCCGTACTACCCGCAAACAGGCAAAGTCGCAACAATCGCATGGGGATGGGGCGAAGAACGTCACCGCACCAGCGGATTAACTGTATTAAGTGGAGAGAGAGAACAAAAATGAATATGAGAAAAGCATATATTATGCTAGCAGTGGATATTGCGCTGTGGATCATTATGATGGGTTTAACGTGGCATTACGTAACATGCCCGTTGACATAAGGAAGCGAGAATGAAGTATAAAAGAGTCGAATGTAAAGATGGTTTTAGTATAAGTGTCCAGGCAGGCGCTGGGGTGTATTGTGATCCGCGTGATGACGTTGGTCCATATAATAGTGTCGAGTGTGGCTTTCCGAGTGAATATGAGGAGTTGATTATAGCATATGCTGAATCAAGACACGAACCGACTAAAAGTGTATACGGTTGGGTGCCTGTCGGCGTTGTAACAACCGTCATCGCTAAACACGGCGGCATGATTGATGGAACAGTGCCGGAAGGCGTGGCACCACTAAAAGGGGACGAGAGTGATTAAAAATATACTATTAGTTATAGGTATCATCTTAGTATGGGAACACAAGTATAGCATCATCCGTATACTTGAAGCCTTTTAGTGTCACTTGTGGTGCAAAATGGTGTAAAGTGGAGTGCGGTGGTACTGTGACTGCATGTGATATAGATATTTTAATGAGTTGTGTATATTTATTTGTGATGGTTTGCGTTGGAAATGCGGGTGAGACTTTATACCCTGTCGGGATCGCGTTGTCAACGAGTACGTTTTGATACGCACACACCGTCGCATTAAACCGCATGCCGTATACATTTCCATACGGTGCGCCGGGAGTGGCCGAGAGTAATGAAAAAATGTATTAAAAGATGTATCAACACAGCCAGCGTTGCTGTAGGGTATACGTTTATACTCGCAGCCATTTATGCGACTGCGATTGCCTACATGTATCGAGCAGGTGATGACGAGAAACATTAACCTTTAATATGTGTAGGTCAGCTCACAAACATTAACCTCGCGGACAGAATGTGTCCGGCCCAAGCGAGCGCAGCGAGCGATTGTTGCCCGAGAGTAACAAAAATATATATATAAAACATATATAAAAGACAAAGCTTTAATGCGACAGACATACCCCCCTCCCCCCTACCCGGAATCTATGTCGCACTTAATGGATATATGTGACAGCCGGGCTAGATACCTTCACGACATAACTAATAAAATTTCCAAATATTGAGTTTATTAAAAATGCGCCGGTAAAAATTTCCATGTTTAGGAAGTACTTACTGCAGGATGTCCAAACGCATACAACACCGAATGATATCGCCGGATGCAAGCTGTCCTCACTGCAGCCACCGCATACATTGGTCATGCCATGGCAAAACAGGCTACGCTTATTGCTCACAAGCGCCACAAGCCACGAGGATGATCATTCTTGGCATGCCATTAGAATTTTGTAATTGGGAAGGAAAATGCAAGCGCCGTCCGGACGGTAAAGTAGAAATCTTTTACATAGAAGAGGCGCAATGAATGCCTTTCGACAAGCTTTACTTAAAGGTTGTATGTAGTATTTGTAAAGGCACCCGCATGTTCAATCATGGTTATCATGATCCACACCGCCCACATAGGTGGAAGACCTGCCCATATTGCGATTCTAACGGCTTGACGGTCATTGAAGCAACCGCCGATACCATTATCAAATTTATTGAGAATACAGACGAATTAACGCGCCGGCGTTTTGTGCAAAAGCTAGCCGAAATCGAATCAGAAGAATAGTTATATGCGTGGACGGCGAACGATTTAATGTTGGGGATCTTGTATATTACAATGACTTCGAAGTCGGAGATCTTGTATATTACAACGGTTTCGAAATATTCGAGCCGCGAAAGAAGTATATCGGGGTTGTGGTAGGACAAACTTTCGAGGAGCATTACCGCGGAGAAGACCATTATAATGTATTTTGGTTCGATTCAAGCTTGACAACGCGCATGCATTATGCTAATATATTAAAAGTATATGATGAAAAAGGTCGAGGATAATCCCCTCCCCAGGACTACTTATTATATGATGGACACAAAAGCACTACCTCTACGCAATATCCAGTATCTTATCAGAGAGGCCTTAACTAAGACCGATAAGGCAGAGATTAAAAGCATTGTCCGCAAGGAACTTGAAACCGAGCTTAAGGCTAAGCTTTCAAAAGCTATTGAAGAGGAAGTTGCGAAAGCGCTTAAAGATAAATCTACAAAAGATGAAATTGGAGAAATCTCCAAGAAAATCATCAAGAAGCTTTATAAAGACCTTTCATACCATCACCCATATATTATCGACCGAATCAAGGTGTAATTTGCGACATATCGATATTTTTACTGCAATGTTTACTAATGCATCTGTGGGGGGTTTTATCAAAGATCTCACTCAACAAAAGCGTTCTATGGGGTTTGTGCTAGCAATTGATGATTTAACTAACATGATGCAAGTGCGTTTCCCTAAGACCGGTCGCGATTCGTGGATGGTATGGAGAAACCACGGACACTACAAGGTTATTGAAACATAGCCAACTATTTAATATCATTATGAAACCAATATACTTTTTAGCCGCCGGCTTGTCACTGACACCGGTACCTTCAAATTACGCACAAAGCAACCTTATCGAAAGAGACCATATTGAGATAGTTTATCTGCCCAACAATACATGCCACATTCGTGCGCCGGCAGATATTGAGCCTCAAGGTTATCGCGATTATGTGCGCGCATGCTTGAATAATCGTCATTTAAGAATTAAAATCAACAATCCTGCATCTAATTAGGAGGCAATGAGTGTTGAATTAAACGTTGGCGATATTGTTGTCGATTTGATAACCGGTATGGCCGCTGTGCTAGTTACGCGTTATTTACTTACTAACCGTGGCCTTAATGATCCATTAGCTTTGTGGGTTTGGGATGTATATTGGGTTGGCAAAGATATTAAGGAAGAATCTCGTATTCAAACATGGACTGAATACGGTCTTGTTAACATTATAAAAACGCGGACTTTTATTCATTATAAATGCATTTAATCTATTGCAAGAATAAACAAAATATGTTATTATATATATAAGCAACAACTAGGAGAACTTTTGGATTATAATTGGAATGTATATAAACTGTTTAAAAACGGCAAACGTGCGAAAATACCGATAACTGTGTTTGAGCACGGGAGCGATAAAACCGAAGCTGAAGAACACTTTCGGACAGTAATTTTGGAAAATTTTAAGGAAAAAAATCAAGAAAAATATCGCGATTTGCAATATTTTATTCTTCGGGCTGATTTGCCGCAAGAACGCGATATAAAACTAAATGCAGGCCTGCAAAAACGAAATACCATCCTCGCTCGACTTGTGCGAAACGCAAACATCAAAGAGAAGCGCGGGTTCTCATGTGGTCTTATTTTTGCCAAAACAACAAATTGGAATTGGCAATGGTGCATATTGCAATCTGGTACAAATCAAGTGCTAGCCGAACTCTCTCCACAATTTAAAACGCATCCGGAGGCTGATTTGTGGATGGAACAACAAATCCAAAATTTGAAATAAAATGGGAAATTGATATCGGAGATTTGGTGCGTGTTAAAACGTTTTCTCATGAGCCAGCGAACCGCGAAGAGTATACATATACATATGGGATCGTTGTTGGTCTTTTGGACCATGCCGAAACAATGCTCTTTCCTGCCGCAAGAATTCGATTTTTTAAATCAAATACCATAGTAACATATCCTGCTGGCCAAATGGAAGTTGTCTCGCATGTTTAATATATGGGGGAACTATGTTTCTTATGCCGCTATTGTATTAAACCTCTGGTTATTATGGTTCGCATGCGCCATTGGCGATAAAGGGTTCCAGCTTCTATCTATTTTGAATATGATTTTATTAACTTTGGGGCTTTTATTGAGGCCCTCTAAGAAAAAAGACGACGAATAACCTAGTTATTGCATGAGGTGCGTAAGAAAGATTGCTATTTTTTGCGTGGTACTGATAGCAGGCTGCAGCGATTATGAACTAAATCCAAAAGTGGAAGAAATTCCCGTTATCGAATCGCCCAATATTGAGGTGATGCCTTCTTCTCTTAACTTCGGACATTTAGATGCTGGCGTGGGAGAATCCAAAGCCCAAGTCATTACGATTACCAACGTGGGGAACAAAGATCTTAATTTGTCCCATATCGGTTTAGATGTAACAGACTTGGTGTATACAATTACACTCCCCCATATAACGACGCTAGAGCCCGATCAAGCAACGCGCGTGACAGTTACTTATATACCGCGCACGTATGAGACGAATTCGAATAACGTTCTCATTAGCTCAAATGACCCCAACGATAGTGTGGTCACTGTACCTCTCACCGGCGAGAGTTCTGCACCGGTTATTGAAATTGATCCGATGTATTATGATTTCGGAACGACTTATATTGGATGTGAAGCTAAAACTATAGTGGGGATTAAGAACGTCGGTGATTCTGATTTAATAATCTCAGACATTCAATATTACGTTTCGTATCCCCCAGAGCTTTCAATTGAAATCGACACTGCTACAATGGGGCCCTTTCCATGGACTCTAGAGCCTAACGAAAGTCAGCGTGTTACCATATATCATGAGCCCTGGGATATTCAAGAAGATTCGGGATTTATTGAAGTACATTCCAGCGATCCCGCAACTCCGATAGCTCAATCTGACCAAGAAGCCATGGGCGACTATTATGCATGGGCCACTGACTTTTACGAACAAGAAGAAGTGGCCAATGCAGATATTCTCTTTGTAATTGATAACTCGTGTTCGATGCATAGCCATCAAACAAATCTTAATAATAATTTTGCCTCTTTTATTGGTGTCTTTGCGAATTCGGGTGTTGATTATCAAATTGCATTTATCACTACCGACAATGAAAATTTTGTTGATAACAAAATAGTGAAAAGCACTGATGCCGATCCCATAGGAGAAGTTAGCGCCTTAATCAGCAGTATTGGCATCTCGGGACACGGACTGGAACGTGGACTATGGGAAAGCTTCGAAGCCACTCAATCGGGTGCAGACGCAGGTCCAGGAAGTGCCTTTCTTCGAAATGACTCCCGACTTGTGATAGTTTACCTCTCGGATGAGCGCGACGGGTCGACTTCATATTCGGCAATGACACCTACTGATTATGCCAATCATCTCCTGACACTTAAACCCTTATCCGATCAATTATCAATTAATGCAGTAGCCGGCGATCACCCAAGTGGGTGCAGCCCTCCATGGGCTCAACACGGCGCGGGCTATTATGAAGTAGTCCAGCAACTCGGGGGCACCTTTATGTCTATTTGTGCTACAGATTATGGACTGCAGATGGACACTCTCGCTCGGGATTCTATTTTGCTCAGCGCTTTTGAGCTTTCAGAAGTTCCTATTGAGGCGAGCATTGCTGTAACAGTGAATGGATATCAGTCAACTGATTGGACCTACAATGCTACGGAAAATGCTATCTACTTTGATGCATCCGCCATTCCCCCTACAGATGCAGAGATTTATATAGATTATGCTGTTTTGGCCGAATGCCCGCAATGAGCCACTAGTTAATGTGTTCTAGGACACCAAAAGGAGACGCATTAATGAAATTTTTAAGTATAGTACTCGGTGCGCTTTTAATACTACCCGCACACGCAAACGAAGGAAACCAGATACAATTTGATCCTTCCTTGAGAACGATAGAAATTAGTTCTCAAATGTCAGATACCGAAGCGAAAGTTAGAAATGCGGCTGTAAGAGTGGTTACCACAAGAGGAGGCCACGGCTCTGGCTCCCTGATACAATACAAAGACTTACAACTAGTTTTAACAGCGCAACATATTGCAGATGAAGTCATCGGTACTCGTTATAGGATTATTCATAAAAACCAATTGCGATCCGCGGTTTTAATATATGCTAATGATAATCATGACCTTGCAGTATTGTGGGTCGAACAGCCATGGCCCCGCGGCGCCGCACTCCGCTGGAATCCTAGCAGCGATGTGGCCACCATCGGCACTCCCATTACCTATTCGGGATACCCTTCATCTCACAGCTTAATGACATATCGTGGAAGAGTTGCTGGCTATGAATTATCACCCGATGGGACAACACATATTTTATTGCACACTTATGGATATTATGGATGCTCCGGTTCGGTCATTTATAATGCTGATGGAAAAATTATTGGAATTTTATGGGGTATAGATCGAGGCCGCGAAGGGGTACCCGTGGAAACCATGATTTGGGTCTCGCCAATACAAAATTTAAATTTAGATTTAGCTTTACGGGGATTATGTGAAACATTAAGTAATGAACCACGCGCATGCCGATGAAATATTCATGGAAAACCTTCCTTAATGAAAAAAAAGAATCAGAAGTAGGAATTGTTGCTTGTCTAGATGATGAGCAGCAATTTCTTATTTTAAGACGCTCTGAAATGGACGTCCGGTCGGGGCAATGGACGATGCCTGGAGGACATATTGACCCTGAAGATGGCTCAATTGAAGCCGGCACCATACGAGAATTATACGAGGAAACCAATTTAACATGTAAAATTTCTGATTTAACATATTTGGGATCTCCAAAGAAAGAAAAGTATTATTTTTTAACATTTCAATGGTCCGGAGACGTAAATGTCGATAAGCCAAACCCAAAAACTGACGAAATCGAGCACGATGATTACAAATGGGCAACAATTAATGAGATAAAAGACATAGACGATACTAATATACCGATCTATTTATTGGAGAAAGCTTTAGAAATCCAAAAGGAAGGTGAAGAATGAGGTTTTTAACACTATTATTAATGTTCTCGGCCACCGTGGCCGCAGATGATACCGAGACACCCGACGAAGAGCGCCGAGTTGTATACAAACAGCGCACAGAAATCGACTTTGAAGGCATCGAAATCGAGGGAGCGCTTGTGCGACCCCAAGGGGCACTAATTTTAGACAGAACGGCAGGATCATTTAATCCTCTCATTCGCTTAAGAATGGATTTCGAACCAGAATTAAACAACTCGGTGAATTACATAAAATGAAAGTTACAAAACAAAAATTAAAGCAGATTATTAAGGAAGAGCTTGAACTTGTTCCTATCTCCCCCCGCCGCGGCCATCCTATGTATAAAACCGACGATGAACTGAGAGAGATCGGCGCCGATATTGGAAATATATTGGAGCTAGCCGAAAAAGCGATTAGCAATTTGAGCGAAATGCAAGCTCGTTATGGAGAAATGGCTCATATGGGAGCTTATGCAACGAGTGCACAGAAAGCCGCACAAACTTTATCTGATAAATATAGGCTCGCCTTAGATGAGCTAAGCAATTCCACAGAAAGAGGATGGTACGAATGAAAGTAACAAAAACACAATTTAAACAGATCATTAAAGAAGAACTTCAAAGAGTATTGAAAGAAATGCATGGTGGAGGTTGCGCCGAGATGGAAGATCCCGCCATGGTGGCCATTGGTTCTGCCGGCACCGACGATATGGGCGTAGAAGATTACGCCATGTTGGCTATGAAAGCTATACACGATTTAGCCAATGCTGCAGGAGTTGAATTGCAATCGCATGTAGCGGGCCCAAGCGATGCTAACCACGAAGAAGACTTCGAAGAAGAAAAAGGTGTAGAAATATGAAACTTACAAAACAAAAATTAAAAGAAATTATTAAAGAAGAGATGGAGGCCTTTGATCCCTTAACGGCGCCTCTACCTGCCAATGCTGAAGAAGCAGCAGACTTTATACGCCG